TGATGAGGTTTTTAGAGATTTACAAAGAGAAATGGATCAAGTAGAGAAAAGATTACTAAATGAGATTAGGTCTTTGCGTAATGATATAAGCGGCCGAGTAGGAGTCCTAGAAAAATATAAGTGGATTATATTAGGTGGATTCTTTGTGATAGGTTGGATTCTATCTAAAAACTTCAAGTTTATTATGCAAATGATGTCAGGAACTGGTATCTAATCACGCTTGACTTTTTTGACATAATGTAGTATATTGAATACTGCTATGTCAAGTTATATTGATCTAAAATTTATTAATGATATTTCAAGTAGATTAAGTCAGTTTAAGAAGAAAACTGATTACTTATTCAACTTCAGATGTCCTCATTGTGGAGACTCACAAAAGTCCAAAACAAAGGCAAGAGCATATCTTTATAGAGTAAAAAATGATATGTTTTTTAAATGTCATAATTGTGGACAAGGGCAAAACTTTGCCAACTTTTTAAAATTTGTAGACCCTAAACTATATTCTGAATATGTTTTAGAGAGATACAAAGGATCGGCACCTGCGACACCGACACCAAAGTTTGACTTTCAACCTGTCAAGTTTAAAGATCAAACAATACTAGATGATCTAAAATCTATATCTGATTTGCCTGAAGATCATCCCGCTAGATTATATGTTGTAAAAAGAAAGATACCTGAAAAGTATTTTGATATTTTATATCTATGTAATAAGTTTATGACTTTAGTTAACAAAGTAAAACCTAATACTTACAAAGTTATTAAAGATCATCCTAGACTTATTATACCGTTCTTTGATACAACAGGCAAGTTATTTGCTTTTCAAGGTCGTGCTTTCGGTAAAGAACAACCAAAGTATTTAACGGTAAAACTAGATGAGAAAAAACAAAAAATTTTTGGGCTTGAACGAGTCAACTTTACCCAGGAGGTTAAGATCGTTGAAGGCCCGATTGATAGTTTTTTTATTAGCAATTGTGTCGCTGCTGCTGGCGCAGATTTATTTTTAAAAAATAAAATACCTAATGAAAAAGTTACATACATATTTGATAACGAACCTAGAAATAAAGAGATCGTTGACAGAATGTATAAAGTGATTGAAAAAAATTATAATATAGTTATATGGCCAGACGACATACAACTTAAAGATGTAAACGATATGATTATTAATGGCACATCTCCGTCTGAAATTGAAAATATTATAAGTAAGAACACATACAATAAATTATCAGCACTAACTAAATTAACACATTGGAAAAAGGTTTAACGGAGGATTATGGTACAAGAGATTATTAATGTAGTGAAACGAGGCAACCGAGGTAAAGAACCTTTAAACATTGAAAAGATACACGATATGGTAGAGTATGCTTGTGAAGATATAACAGGCGTATCATCATCACAAGTTGAAATGCAAAGTGGTCTACAATTTTATGATGGTATGTCCACAGATGAAATTCAACAAATTTTAATTAAGTCTGCCGCTGATCTAATCTCTTTAGAAAATCCTAACTATCAATATGTTGCTGCTAGATTATTACTTTATAGTTTAAGAAAACAAGTCATAGATAAACTTTGGGATCACCCACACATATACGACCATACTAAAAAATGTATAGAGAAAGGTGTTTATGATTCTTCTATATTAGAAATGTATGAGAAAAAAGATTTTGACCGTATGCAAGGTTGGGTAAATCACAATAGAGATTATGATTTTACTTACGCAGGATTAAGACAAGTTATTGACAAGTATCTAGTACAAGACAGATCAAGTGGTGAAGTTTTTGAAACACCACAATTTATGTATATGATGATTTCTGCTACACTATTTGCTAAGTATCCTAAAAATAAAAGAATGTCATATGTTAAAAAATACTATGACGCAATATCTCAATTTAAAATAAACATACCAACACCAGTAATGGCAGGTGTAAGAACACCTATTAAACAATATGCAAGTTGTGTATTAGTTGATGTTGATGATACTTTGCCAAGTATCTTTTCAAGTGATATGGCAATTGGTAGATATGTTGCTCAAAGAGCAGGTATCGGTATCAATGCAGGTAGAATAAGAGGTATCAATAGTAGAATAAGAGGTGGTGAAGTACAACACACAGGTGTTATTCCGTTTCTTAAAAAGTTTGAATCAACCGTTAAATGTTGTACACAAAACGGTGTAAGAGGTGGTTCTGCTACCGTACACTTTCCTATTTGGCACCAAGAGATAGAAGACATCATTGTTTTAAAAAACAATAAAGGTACCGAAGATAATAGAGTTAGAAAATTAGATTACTCTATACAAATATCAAAACTATTTTATGAAAGATTTATTAACGAAGAAGATATAACTTTGTTTTCACCACACGAAGTACCTGAATTATATGAGGCGTGGGGTACAGATAAGTTTGATGAATTATATCAAAAGGCAGAAAGAAAATTATCTATATCTAAAAAGAAAATATCAGCACAAGATTTATTCTTTGACATATTAAAAGAAAGAGCAGAAACAGGTCGTATATACATTATGAATATAGACCATTGTAATGACCACTCATCTTTTAAAGACAGAATTTATATGTCAAACTTATGCCAAGAAATTACTTTACCTACTGACCCTATACAACACATAGACCAAGAAGGTGAAATTGCATTATGTATTTTATCTGCTATCAATGTAGGTTTAATTGACAAAAGAGATGAACTAGAACCTTTATGTGATTTAGCAGTTAGGGCGTTAGATGAAATCATAGATCATCAAAAGTATCCTATAAACGCTGCTGAAATATCTACAAAGGCAAGAAGAAGTTTAGGTATAGGTTATATCGGACTTGCACATTATCTTGCTAAAAAAGGATACAGATACGATCAGAAACTTGCGTGGAGACAAGTTGATAAATTAACAGAAGCATTCCAATATTATCTATTGAAGTCAAGTAAAGAACTTGCACAAGAAAAAGGCAAGTGTGAATACTTTGATAGAACAAAATATTCCGATGGTATTCTTCCTATTGACACTTACAAGAAAGAGGTAGACGAGGTTGTAACCAGAAATCTTACCTATGATTGGGAGTGGTTGAGAAAAGAAATCAAAACATATGGGTTAAGACATAGCACACTCACGGCCCAAATGCCATCAGAATCCTCTAGTGTGGTATCTAATGCGACAAATGGCATAGAACCACCTAGAGATTATTTAAGTATTAAGAAAAGTAAAAAAGGTCCTTTAAAACAAATAGTACCTGATTATAAAAGATTAAAAAATAATTATAGTTTGTTATGGGATATGAAAGAGAATGAAGGATATATAAATATCGTTGCTGTAATGCAAAAGTATTTTGACCAGGCAATATCTGGTAATTGGTCATACAATCCTGAAAATTATGAAGACAATCAAGTGCCTGTATCAGTTATGGCACAAGACTTATTGACAACTTATAGATTGGGTTGGAAGACTTCTTATTATCAAAATACTTATGACGCTAAAAAAGATACAGACGAACCATCACACAACATAGGTTGGATTGATGAAACAAAAGAAGTAAAAAAAGAAGAGGAAGAGAATTGCGACTCGTGTACAATTTAAATGAAAAGTGTATTTAACAAAGATAAAAATTTAGACGCAACAAAACAATCAATGTTTTTTGGTCCTGACTTAGCAGTACAAAGATATGATACAATGAAGTATCCTATTTTTGATAAGTTAACTCAACAACAACTAGGTTATTTCTGGAGACCTGAAGAAGTATCTTTACAGAAAGATAGAAACGATTACCTAGAATTAAGACCTGAACAAAAGTTTATCTTTACATCTAATTTAAAATATCAAACTATGTTAGATAGTGTACAAGGTAGAGGACCTTGTCTTGCATTTTTACCTTTCTGTTCTTTACCAGAATTAGAAGGTGCTATTATAACTTGGGACTTTATGGAAACAATTCATAGTAGAAGTTATACATACATTATTAAAAACTTATACTCACAACCAAGTGATGTATTTGATACAATTATAGAAGATGAAAAAATTGAAAAGAGAAGTAAGTCAGTTACTAAAACTTATGATGAACTAATAGAATTAGGTTACAAGTGGGCAACAGATAAGAAAGTTGATTTGTATGAACTAAAGAAAAAATTATATCTTGCAATGGTAACGGTAAACATACTTGAAGGTTTAAGATTTTATGTATCATTTGCTTGTTCATTTGCATTTGGTGAACTAAAGAAACTAGAAGGTTCTGCTAAGATTATATCATTTATTGCTAGAGATGAAAGTCAACACCTTGCAATGTCGCAAAGAGTAATTAATAACTGGAAAGATTACGAGAAAGATAAAGATTTCTTAAAGATTATAAAAGAAACTGAAAAAGATGTTTATAAAATGTATGATGAGGCAGTACAAGAAGAAAAGCGTTGGGCAACTTATTTGTTTCAACAAGGTTCTATGATAGGTTTATCAGAAAAATTATTACATCAATTCGTAGAGTATATGGCAAATAGAAGAATGAGAGCAATACAATTGACACCTGCCTACGATCAGAAAACAAATCCTTTACCTTGGGTTGACCATTGGTTGAATAGTAAAGGTACACAAAATGCACCACAAGAAACTGAAATAGAAAGTTATGTGATAGGTGGTATTAAACAAGATGTTAAAAAAGATCAATTTAAGAAATTCAAACTATAATGGAAAAAGCAGAAAAACATTGTTCTAATTGTAATACTAAATATAGCGTAAGTTGGGACGAAGAAAAGACCGATATGGAACCTTGGACTTGTCCTTTCTGTGGATATGAAGTAGAGGATGAATTAGATGGCGATGGAGAAATACCAGAAGAAGCAGAACACGATAGTTGGAATTGATTATAGTTTAACAAGCCCTTGCGTTTGTATTAATGATGGAAAAGATATTATGTTTTATTATTTGACAAAGAAAAAGAAACATCTAGGTAAGATTGCTAATAATATTATTGGCGAAGAACACGAAGAATACAATACACCCATAGAAAGATTTTCTAATATATCTAATTGGGCAATCAATAAATTTAATATACTCGGACATAATATAAAAGTATTCATTGAAGGATACTCTTATGGTTCAAAAGGTCAAGCACTATTTCAGATAGCAGAAAATTGTGGCATACTTAAATATAAATTACAAGAAAGAAATATACCATACGACATAATTGTACCTAGTGTCGTTAAAAAAGGTGCAACAGGTAAAGGCAACGCTGATAAGGATAAAATGTATGAGGCGTTTGTAAAAGAAACAAAGATTGATTTGAAGAAACTATTTGATACTGATAAAGTAGGTAACCCTATATCAGATATTGCAGATAGTTATTTTATACAAAAGGTTGGATATGAAAATAGCAATAGTAACAAGTCTTAATAGAAAACTATACGAGTATTACGCACATAGATTTTACAAGACATATAATTGGCCGTTTGATTGTTATATTTACCACGAAGGATGGATACCTGAAATTGATCCTATGAGAAATATCTTCCATAGAGATATACACGAAACAAATCCTACACTAAAAGATTTCATAAAAAGAAATGATAGTAAAAATGTTTTCAGTACAATAAAAGGTACTGATAATAGCGAAATAGTATATGGTTTAGATTTTATTAAAGACGCAATTAGATTTAGTTATAAAGTATATGCAAAGACACATTTAATGCTTGAAGGTAATTATGATTATGTTTTTTGGATTGACGCAGATGTTATGTTTAAAAAAATAATGACCGAAGAAATAATACTAAAAGATATATTACCTGAAGATAAAACTATTTGTTACCTAGAAAGACCTG